AATGAAAATGTTTTCTTGGGTATATTCCACACACTATATCTTTATCTGCACATAAAAGTCTTTCTATATTCTGAGCATTAAATCCAATATCTGCATCAATAAATAAAAGGTGCGTTGCAACATAATCTGTTTGATCCATCATCATAGATACAAGAGTATTACGGGCTCTTGTTATTAAGCTTTCGTTTCCCATGGATTGTACTCTCATACCTACTCCATAAGCCATACACCACTGTTGTAGATTTAATAATCCATGCATTGTACTTTCAGTGAGCATCCCACCATACATAGGCATCCCTAAAAATATTTTAAAATTCTTATCTTTTAGTTCTTCTGGTTTAATCATTATTTATCCTTTCAATAATAACCCAATAGTTTTTGTATTGAGAAAAATCTTTTATTAATGTAGTCAACTACTGAACTATCTATTTCGTGTTCGTTCTTGTTTATTAATTTTTTATTAATAATATGACTAACTTTTAATCTAGTAGCAATATGATCGTCTGGGAAACCACTTTCTGGAATATTATTAAAATCATGATTATATTTTTCACACCCAATAAAACTGTATATTTTATTTAATATGTTTTCAGGGGAACTTATTAAATCTTCATACCTTACAATAAGCAGGTTGTTTTTATACTTATCTACATTAAGACAAATATCATTTAAAAAACCAATTCCCCAGTTTAAAGCATTGATTGTTTGAAGATAATACTCAATTTTCCCAATAAAGGGATGACTACACTCTATATTAAATTTATTAAAATCAGCAAAAATTAATTTTTCATTTCTTTGTTTTTCAAAAGAACAAAAAATATCTTTCATATTTCTAACAGAAAGTATTACTTTATAGTTTAAGTCTAGAAGTATTAGTAAAAATTTTAACCACGCTTTACTGTGATTGATATGAATTCCTTCATATAAACTATCGACATGGGATATTCCCCCCTTTACAAAGGACTCTAGTACGTCTTTTATAGTTTTTTCATTCTCAATATAATTGAAATTTATATCTAAGCTTTCAATTTTTACAGATTCAATTGTTTGGTGAACAATATAAGGTAGAGAAGATTCATGAGAAACATGAAGATTATTGTTTTGTGACAAAATATTTTTTAATAAATTTGTTCCACTTCTAGGTAATCCTGTATAAATAATCATTTCATTTTGTTGTTTCACCTAAACAGATTCTTTTGTCATAAATACAATCCTTATATTCTCCTTCTTGATCGACATAATGTAAAAATACAGTCATAAAATAATCGTGTTTACAATATTCTCTCCAGTGAACGTTTTCCATTCCTTTAAAAATCAAAGCGTTGTTAGGAACCATGGGAAACTTATAGTTTATTTTGTATCCTCCATAATCATTTTCTCTGTTAAAATATTTATAATCAGATGTTTCATCTTTTTCGCCAACAAATATTTCATAAGGCCTATCCACAGGATCTGCTCCGATACAAAGAGCCACTGTATATTCGCAAGAAGGCCTATCTTTATGAATTTTTAAATCTGATCCTTTATCGTATATTCTAAAATAGGAATATGTGGGCCATAACTTTTTTCCTATATTTTGTTCTACAACTGGAGTGCTCATATCTAATAATGTTTCCATAACTAGGTCGCTATATTTTCCCACAAAACTATTGCTCTGATTGTCTAAACCTTCTTGCTGATAGTTATACATATTACTAGAAATAATCGAGTAGTTGTGTATGAAGTTTAATATTTGTTTTGGTAAAAATTCTTTAATAAAAATAGGTTCTTTCATTATATAACCCACGATACAATAGCATATCTTGTTCCACTTGTGATTTTATTGACTTTATGAGGAAACATAAAATTAGACGGAAATAATATTGCGTCTCCTATATTTTGCGCTAACTGTAAGTTACCCTCTGGTAAATCGAACATAAACTCTCCTCCTTGAAATTTATTATTTAAAACAATTGAAATAGATAGGGCTCTCCTTTCGCATTTAAATCCTTGGTCTACATGAAAATCATACCCTACCTTGTATTGATTAGCTGTGTATTTTAATAAATCACATTGGCTTATTTCCTTAAAACTAAAATTAGGAAATCTTTCTTTATATATTTTACAGGATTCAAAAATTTTTGATCTAACAAAATTTTTTGCTAAAGTTTTTCCAAACGTATTTGTTTCTAAAATATTTGTTAGTTCACAATTTCTTATATTCCTATCTGTTCCCCCCATAGTTTGGGCCACCTCTAAGTTATTTTCATCAAAATAAGAAATAATTTTATTACAAAATTCTTCAGGTATGAATTTTTTTATTTCTAAAATATATTCTTTCATAAAAAGTTTATAACAAAACTTAGTAAGTTATATTATGAGAAGAAAGATAATTATTTCTTTCTGTATCAGCCACGCTTGTCGCTTGTGTTGTATTAGCAACAAAAGTATCTACATTTTCTTCTGGGTTCTCAGTTTGCCAAGTTGACCTTTGTTCTGCGACATTCGCACTATAGGCTGTTTCCCATTTGTCTTGAGCTTCGCATCTTATAACAACATTACTTGCCCAAGTAGGAAAAGAAGATATAGCTTCATTGTCCCTGTTATCTATAAACTCTATTTCTCCTGTATTAGTTGTAGCATTCCATTGCAGAGCATGAATATTCGAATCTATTTCAGTGTGAGAGCGAACATTAAGATAAACTTTTGAATCTATATAAACATCTGATTCTGTGTTTCCTGTTCCCAATCTTGGGCCATTCCCATCTAAAGGGCCCGCTGCATCATATATAATAGTTATTCTGACATTAGCTGTAGTGTTATTTACTGTTGTTGCCATCTTTTTTTCCTTTCTTTGTTTTTATCTTATTATTGCTTAGTTGTCTAATAGTTTCATCTTCTAAATTAGGATTATTTTCTTCAATCGCTTTTTGATGGTTTCCTATTTTTCCAAAAAGACTACTAATAGTTTTCATTTCTTTTCTCGTCTTTGGATTAGCAGAAAGTATACTATTCATCACATTTTGACCCTTTACCATTTCGTTTCTAAATGATTCTGTCGCAACTTGAACTCCATTTATTTTAGCAGAGTTTTCAACTAAGAGTAATGGTAGCCAACCAATAGAGCACCCCCATTCTTGAACATCTAATCCTGTTTGTGGGTGTTTTCCCTGGAGCATATTATACCAAAGACATTGATGTTTGATGCATTTTTTATTAAGTAACGGACACTTTCCGTCTGGATCAAATATTGGCATTAATCTTTTGTAGCGATAATAACGTTTGCGTATTTAACGTTTGCAGCAGGAACTGTTACAGATACGCTAGCTGTAGCGCTTGCTAAACTACCACTAAATGGGTGAGAGTGAGATCCACCACCACCTGCTGGAAAAATACCTTTATCATTAGATCTTGTTTTAGGAGCAGGGCCAGTACCAGTATAAACTCTACCTATATAAGGAAAATTACTGTTATTAGCATTAGAATATGGACCTAATTTATTAGAAATATTGTGACGGTGTGAAGCAATTGTAGGTGTTGAAAGAGAAGTACCTCCCACAGTACCAGAGACAGAACCTGTAACAGGAGCGGCTGGTTGAGCACCTGTCTTATCTGTTGTTGCTAAGAATGATGAGAAGTAAGCGGTCGAACCACCTGTTCCTCCACCCGTTCCAGTTGTAATGGCCATTACAGTCTGAGATAAACCTGCCGCTGTGTCTTGTGTCCATCCTGTTGGAGCGGATGCTTGATAGAAAACCATTTTAGTTCCAGATGCAAAAGAAGCTATTCCTGTTAATGCAGCACCGTTACCTGTATAGTTTGCTGCACTTACGTTTGAAGTAACTGTAAGATTTCCTGTGAGAGTTGATGATACTAAATTTGCCATGTTATTTACTTACTCCTTTTTAACATTTCTATTTCTTTTTTCAATTCCTTTATAGCCTCTAAAAGATAGGCTGTCATCTTAGTATATTTTACAGCTTCGGGTTTTCCCTCTTTTAATTGAACTAATTCAGGTACATATTTATAGACCTCTTCCGCTATGAATCCTGTTTCATCTTTTTGAGAACCATCAATTTTATCATATTTTACTGCGTTAATTGAATAGATGCCATTTAAGTTTTCTAAAGGTCTAATATTTTCTTTTAAGGCAATACTTGATTCTTCCGTAATTGTGCCCCCAATCGTGACGTCTCCTGATAAACGAGATAAAGAATTTTTTACATTATAGTTAGCAGATCCGTCACAATATAAATAAGCATATTCTCCTTGAGTAACTGCT